AGTGCTGTTGCTAGGAACGTCTTGGCCCAACTTTCCGCCATCTTCTTTAAGTCGCTCATTTCTGTCTCCTTCAAGGTCGAACCATTTGCCGTCATTGTCTCCCAAAGTTGTAAAGCTAATATGAAAGTGCGAGCGGTGAGGATTAGCGCCTTTGTATTTGCGGCGTTTCCATCCCAATATCGGACTCATAATCTTGCCGTCGTAGATAATGTATTTAATACGCTTATCTCCGCGCTTGGCACATTTCCGAATCTTCTCCACTAGCGCATAAGTTTCCTCAGGGTGCGCGTTGAGGTTGGCGTCTATATCTAAAGCTCTAACGATTCCGTCTCTTGGAATATGGTCAGAAGTGCCTTTGGCAACGTGACGAGCATCAGCAATCCAGCCATCAGACTTCCTATCGCGATCAGGATAATCATCATCAATTTGCTCCCGTAACTGAACACCTGCTGCACATAATCTGGCCATTAGGAGAGTAGAAGCTGAGCCTCATCCTCAGTAATCCCTAGCCGATTAAGCAATGCGGCCCTTGCCGCTTGTCGCTGCTCTGCTGCTAATTTACGCTGTTCATAAACTTCCATATCCTTTAAGAATACTTCATATTCAGCATCATTCATTTCGCGTTCAATTTCAGTTCCGTCAAGTTCTACTATTTTAACGCTTGGTCTCATCATTTGGCTCCGTAAATTTTAATTGTTCCGTAAAGGGTCTCACTATTTGGGGCCATAATTGTAATTGACGAAATGGCCGCAGTTCCGTCATATTGTCCAGTAGCAATTAAAGTTGCAGTTCCAGAGTTTGTCGCCCCTCTACTTTGTATAAAAAATGGAACTGTTGAAGTTTCTGTATAATTAGGAATTGTTAGAAGGAAAGTGCTCCATCTGCCAATACTGTTAGTAGAGGATAATCTTTCGGTAATATTGAAATTAGAAATCACTCCATCAGTTCCGCCCTGCGCAGTAGTAATAAAACGGAATAAAGTATTGTTATAGTTATTTCCAGAATCGCTATTAAATCTGGCGCTTATACCCGCGCCTGTATTTTCTGCGCTTCCGTAAATACTATCTCCCACAATCATTAAGGATTTGTAGTTTGTAGAAATGCTTATTGTGGTGCTGCTACTGCTCAAAGTAGTTGTGCTGAGTAAATCAAAACCGCCGCTAGGTGCGGTTCCCCATTTCAACCCTGTGGCTTGTGTGCTATCTGCAATTAAAACTGTATCGTTAGCCCCGACAGCAAGACGCGCATCAACTGTTGAAAATGTAAATAAATCGCCCTTAGTTGTTAAAGGTGTTTGATCTGATGGACTTGCCCAGCTTGGAACCCCAGCTGCGACTGTTAAAACTTGCCCTGCTGAGCCAATAGGTAGTCTAGTGTTTGTGTTGCTGGTCGCTGAGCGATAAGCAATATCTCCAAGCGTTGTTTCAGGATTTAGCGCTTTGGTCGTTGTATCGACTGAGCTTCCCAATGTGCGAATTGCAGCTGCGCCATCCTTGACGAGATCAGTATCGTTAGGGGTAGTCCAGCCGTAATTAGTAGTCGTTGCCATTTAGTCTCCTATGCCACAATTGTAGCGTTATACCATTCCAGTAATGGGTTTATTGTATTCCAACTCTCTACCGCTGGGACTGAGTTCCAACGGAAGGCTTGCAGACTGAAAGCTATAGGCGATAGGTTCATCGTCAGGTCTAGGCGGTTAAGACTTGCAGTCCAAGTCCAACCCTCAACAAATCCTTGAAACTCGCCATCGGTCATATTGGATGGCAGATTAGTGATATTTAATGGCATACCCATAAATACATTTAGAAGGCTATCTCGGTCGGCATCATCAATCTCTGGACTGGCAGTCGTAAAGGTTATCTGCCTTAGAGCAAATTGAGGATAAGCGCGGATAAGTAGATAGAAGGCTGCTTGAGCTTCGGCGTCAGCTTGATGCCTGAGAGTTGTAGATATTGTGGTAGCTAGTTGGCCGTAAAGGGAAATAGATGCTGCATCCTCATCCGTCACCGATGCGCTGCCAATTCCATAGCCGACTGTGATTGCGTTGCGGACATCGCCAGCGCGTTTGACTATTGAAAGAGCTGGGCCGATGGCCTGATTGCCATCAAGATCAACATAGCCATTAGTAGCTAGATATTGACTGCGGTGTGTTGAATCGGCGTAACCAATTCGGCCCTGAGCATCCTCGTATAAATAACCTAAGCCGCTAGTGGCATACCTAGAAGCTAAATTATAAACTGTGTCATCGAGGCCAGTCTCAGAGTGCAACTCATAATCGCCAGGAGTATCTATCTCACCTAGTCCGCTATTTTCTGCATCCTGCCATTGAGTCGTTGCGTCATAACCATTCCAAGTCTCGGCAGCTGGCACTTCATTCCATTGGTCAAATAATACGCCGCTAAGCAATTCCTCAATGCGGTCTCCATCAAATTGATGGGCAAAGTTGCCAGTATAAACTGCCCTAGCAAGTCGCGCTAAAGCTCCTACTGCAACGATTCTAATTTGCTGGCTTGTAGCTGTTGATCCTGAAGTCTGGACTGTAATACCTAAGTCAGTAATAAAGCCGCCAAAGAGATTGACATAATCGCCATTAGAGTCTTGGACTTCTATTGTTACTGCGTCATTTACTTCATAGGGGACTGCAGCTTCAGCTGTCTCTATAAGACTTAGATTGCAGTAACCAGCAATCGGCTGCTGATAAATATCGGTGCGACCCGAGGTAATAGTTAAGCCGCTAAGGGTTGCGCTAGTAACTGTAACGCCATCAACCTTAACTCGATAGACTGGATTCCAAAGGGTCATTCTGCCACTAGGCCGCCAAGAATAGCGCCCCCACCGCCGTTGCGAGCATTGCTATTGTTAAGAGCTAATACCACGGCCCTAGTAAATCCTTCTTCGTCGATGGCGCTTGGGGCCATTACATTAACTGTGACATTTCCGCGTTTTTCACCAGCGCGGACGGCTGCGACATTGAAATTTGATGGAATTGCATTACCGCTTGGAATGATTTCTGGAGTAATGATTGCATTAGGAGTAATTGCTGGAGTTATTGGATTTGTGTTTGTGACGACTGGAGTTATCGGAGTAGGAGTGCTTATAACCGTTCCGGTGCTCATTTGATAGTTGCCAATCGCTCCGGTTGTCGTTCCTGTAACCCAACTAGGCTTAGTAATTGTTTTAATGTCTGGCAATATTGGAATTGCGTTATATGCCTTGATAAAGGCATTTATGCCGTCAATCGCATTATCGACGACGGATCTAATGCCATTAAATACTTTGGAAACGACTGCGACTATGCCAGCTATCGCCTTACCAGCGTTTTCAATTGCATTTACTAAAACCTTCTCAAAAATAGGAACTAAATAATCTTTGATAAACTTCCATAAATCTTGAAGGGTTTCTTTATTATCTTCAAAGGCTTTTTTAATTGGGTCTATTGCTTTGTTTTTAGCCTCAATAAATTTAGGAATTAGAGTGTTTGTAAAATAGTCAAGTAAGTTTTTTAACGCTGGTAATAATGCCGCTCCCACAGATTCTTTAGCTTCATCGAAACCAACTTTTAGTCTGTTTATTTGACCTTCAAAAGTGTTAGCTTGCGTGGCTGCCGCTCCACCAAAAGTTTTACCTAATTGCTCGACTGCTCCCTCTAGCCCTAAGGTTTTAATTTCAGCGGCCGAAAGACCAACCCCTAAACGACTTAAAGCCCCTGTATTGCCTTCATAAGCTTTGGCTAAGGCATTAGAGACAGTTTCTACATCTTTGCCAGTCGCGGCCGAAATGTCTAAAGCCAATTGCAATAAATCTTGAGATTTAGTAAGGTCTCCAGTCGCAGTCGCTAGACGTTGCAACGCCGGACGCAGTTTGTCATCAGCAACTCCGGTCGCCAATGAGGTTTTAAGTATTTGATCCTCGATTGCGGCAATTTGCGCTTCCGTTGCGCCTGTAACGCTTTCAAGTGCGGTGGCTAAGCGTTTTTGTGCAGCTTCATCTTCAATCGCAGCTTTGACGCCTTCAATCGCTAACTTGCCAGCATAAGCAGCAGCAGCGGCAGCAGCCGCAGCAAAAGCGGCAGCGGCGACTTTGCCGAACTTCTCTAACTTACCGCCAAAGCCTTCAACTTCTTTCGAGCCTACGTCTAGTTTCTTTTTAAGGTCATCAACGTCGGCAAGGATGGATAACTTGAGCGTTCTACTTCCGGCCATTAATCATCCCACTTTCCGATAATCTTACTAAATGCTTCTTCCCACTTGCGAATTAGTTCAGGCTGAATTTTGCGTAGTGCTGGATAGATGAAATAGCCAGAATTTCCTCGGCCCTTACGGGGAGTGCGTCGCGGGAACTGACGATAACGATTAGATCCGAATTCGTAACCTGCCCAGATGTCTTTAGTTGATCCTCCACCAGAGAGACGCTGAGACGCGAATCCATAAGACAACTCGCCAATCTTCGAGGTTGCGGAAACTTTAACGCCGCTTGTAATGCGATCGACAGCGGCTTGTCCAAAAGTTCGGGTGATGCCGTAGGCGCGGATTTCATTGGCGGCATACCTAGCCAACGCAGAACTCTCGCGTTTAGCCGCAGCAACAGCTTCATCGTCCATCGCTTTGAAGGCGGTAATGATTGAGCGAAGTTCGCGCTTGTCATAGGAAATCGGCTCATCTGCCACCTTTGCGCTCCTTCAATATTTCAATCGCCGTTAATACTTGGTCGATGTCAGTCCATTCACTCATCGGAATTCCGGTTGCTATTGCGATCTCAACTATGAGTCGGTTTATGCTTCCGGATTCGAAGCTTTTGGGCTTTCATCTCCTATCGTCATTTCCTCGACCGATAACTCCCAAATGTCTTGAGACTTAGTCGGCGTTCCTGCCGCTTCGCGTTTGTAAGCGAAGTAGGCTAGGTCGAGGAAGTCCGCTTGTTGATACGCCGAAATATCCTTCATAGAATAAATCGACTTACCTGTCTTGCGTTCCCATTTCGCCCACTCAGGGAGTCCAGCGTTATAGGTGACTTCCTCGCCGTTCGTATATTTAATTGTGATACTTAGTTTCATAGCTCCCGATCTCCCTCTTAACTAAATGTCTCTGTTACGTCACCCTTTGAAACTTTGAAGGTGAACGATACTGTCTGCGCGTCAATTCCAGAACCGCCAGCGGTTGGAAACTCTGGA